CAGCCGTGAAAGTGTTGAGTGTCGCCGTATGCATAAAACAACAGCACGATACGAAAAACTAATACTAAATGCTACGGATCAAATTGAGCACCTGGAAAAATACCTTGTATTTGCTTGTTTGATGGCAGGTTGACTCCAAATACCCATTTTGCTATAATATACACTAGAAGGAAAGGAGATGCTATGACTGTGACTGTTGCTAAAATGAACGGTAAAATTGTTCAAGTTGTCAGCGTTCGTGATCGTGTGGCTTTCTCTCCAGCCCGCGGGTGGGTGTGTGTTACTCCAGATGTGGACAAAGCAGACCGTGCCAAACACGACTTTAGGTGGGTGCCTGCCAGCACTCGTTTTGAATGGGTTCGGACTTTTAATTTCAAGGAGCCAGCATGAACGCTGTAAAACAATCAACAATTCGACTGTTAAATCCCAGAAGCTCTGACACCAATGTCATGGGCACGGAACCCACTTGGCGAATCCAGCCCATTGAAGAACGTGTGAGTGCGCTTAGTAAAGCATTTTCTTGGTACAATTATTTCTACGGCAAAAAAGATGCTCGCGATATGATTGTGAACTATTTGGAATTGCATGGACGCAAAACAGATGTACGACTACTCCGTGGTGTGAGTGATGCAAATATCAGGCTCACCACCGGGTGGTTGTGCCGTATGAGCATGGTAGGATTGGAACTAAACGAGCATGAACAAATCAAACTAGATAACATGTTGAAAGAATGCTTACAAAGCAAACAACAAGAAATTACAGAAGTGGTAGTAGACGACACTCCGCGAGTGACAATTCAAGATCGACTGCGTGAAAAGGTCAGCGAGTGTGCCGGCGAACTTGACGGCATGTTCGACGAGTTTATTGCATCTGGTGCCAAGATGTCAGCAGACTTCAAACCAATTGTGTTGATGCGTGGACTGAACATAGCGCCACAAATGATCAGTACTCTGAGTGAAATTTGGAAAGCTCGCCAAGCAGAATTTGAAGAAGTGGCCAAGGGGAAAGATTCACAGTTGACAGAAGGCTATCGACATCTTTCTAAAATTCAATTGCGTAATGTGTTGAAGTTTTGCGAGACTGTGATTAATGACTGCGGGGCTTACATTCAAATTAAAAAAGTTGAACGTAAACCACGCAAGAAAAAAGCAGTGAGCCCAGAAAAACAAGCCAGCAAATTCAAGTTCCTGGCCGAGTTTGCTGAACTTAAATTGAAAAGTTTAACGCCAAGTCAACTGATTGAAAAGTCTGAAGCCTGGCTCTACGACACTAAAAAACGCAAGTTGATTCATGTTGTGGCCGACGATTATAGTAAAACTTTTACTATCAAAAACAACAGTATCATTGGATTCAGTACTGTGGAAACTCAACAAAAAACTCTGCGCAAACCTGCAGAACAACTCAAAGGAATAGGAGCAGTGGGCAAGCCTGCGGCTCGTAAATTCTACAAAGATATCCGGGCTACAGAAGTGGCATTCAATGGACGTGGCACTGAAAATCTAGTGATACTTCGAGTGTGGTAAATAGGCAATGATTGATCCAAAAGTTCAATGGCCAGACGATACTCCTGATGATCCTCGGTTGTACATTCCTAATGTTGAATTTTACATAACCAATATTTGTAACATTGCCTGCACTAATTGTAATCGCTATAACAATTATAATTTTACAGGTCATCAGATTTGGCAAGACTATGAGTCCATATACCAAGCTTGGGCAGAAAAAATACGATTACAAAAAATAACAATACTTGGCGGCGAACCATTGATGAATCCAAGTATATGCGATTGGATAACTGGGATTAATCGTATATGGAAAAAACGCATAAATTTATTGACAAATGGCACGCGATTAAACAAAGTCCCGGGGCTGTATGATGCATTAATAAGTTATAAAAATTCTGGTGGTAACTGGATAGGTGTTAGTGTTCATAACACAAATGAATTAGATAGATATTTTGAAGAAATACATAAGTTTTTACAAGGCCCAATAACAACATGGACAGGCAAGCATGCGTTAAACGCACAAGGAGGATCTGCAACCTGGGGCGCAGATTATGCATTCGAAGACCGCAACGGACTTCATTTGCATGTTTGGATATACGATAGTTTTTATAATTCAAACATATATACAAACCCACTTGGTAATCTGACCTTGCATAATAGCGTTCCAGAAAAAGCACACAGTGAATGTGGTATGGTAAAATATAAAAATTATCATTTTATTCGAGGAAAATTGCATAAATGCGGACCAGTAGGATTAATGCCAGAGTTTGATCAACAACATCCATTGGATATTTCCGCCAATGACAGGATTTTATTAAACAGTTATCAACCATTGCAAATAGATGAATTTGATCAGCGTGGCGCTGATTTTATATCTCGTATAGATGATGTTATACCACAATGTAAATTCTGTCCCACTAAGTTTACTAACCAGCAGTTAAAAGCAGTCAGTAAAAAACGCGGAGCTACCACAGTATTTTAATATAAATATAAGGAACTGGAGTTCCAATGGGCATTCAATCTGAATCATCGCTAGACACGCTAAAACAAAATCTTTTTACCTATGTACGTCATCAATTGGGCGACGGCATCATTGACATTGAGCTAGATGCTGAACATTTTGAAACTGCATATCGATCTACAATAGGTAACTATCGGCAACGAGCAGAAAATGCCTATGAAGAAAGTTACAGTTTTATGGAGCTTGTAACTAATGTTAATATATACGACTTACCGCAAGAAGTTCAAACAGTTAGACAAATTTTTCGTAGAACATTTGGCGATTCCACTGGTCCATTTGCATCAAACTTTGACCCGTTTAGCCAGGCCAGTATGAATGTTTATTTGATGAATTTCAATGTAGCAGGAGGTCTTGCCACTTATGATTTTTACAGTCAGTATGTGGAACTGGCTGGACGCATGTTTGGCGCATATATGAACTATACATTCAATACTGTGACAAAAAAATTACAGTTGATTCGTGACCCCAAAGGCACAGGCGAGTCAGTGTTGCTTTGGACCTATAACTACAAACCAGAATTTAACTTACTAAGTGATCCTCAGATATCGCAATGGATACGTGATTTCATGGTTGGAAATTGTAAAATGATCATAGGAGAAGCACGTGAAAAATTTGGCACAATTGCTGGTCCGCAGGGCGGATCCACGCTAAATGGCACTGCAATGAAAGCCGAAGGCAAAGCCATCATGGAATTTTGTATCAATGATCTCAAGAACTATGTAGACGGTTCTCAACCTCTTACCTGGGTTATTGGTTAAAGTTTGCTAGACTTTTAATTGCTGTTGTGTTACAATACAAGCATGGCAGATTTAATGATTGATCTTGAAGGACTTGGCACTGGTCCTGACACTACTATTCTTACTATAGCAGCTCAAAGTTTTGATCCTTTGGGCTCAGGCTACTACGAACAAAAATATTATGCTCGAATAACGCTAGAAAGCCAACCAAATCGTAGCATACAACAAGGCACAATAGATTGGTGGGCAACACAACCTGCGGCCGCAAGAGACGAAGCTTTCAATGAACAAGGACGAATTCCATTGGATCAAGCACTAGATGAACTAGGTAAGTTGATCTGGCATAGCCGAAGAATATGGGCACAAGGCCCAACTTATGACATGAACATACTAGAACATGCTTACAAAAGTTATGACAAACCTATCCCTTGGCAATTTTATGCAGTAAGAGATAGTCGTACTGTGGTTGGATTGTGGCCAGGTCTACCTAAACCTCCTACTAGTCATCATGCACTTGAAGATTGTCGTAGGCAAATTGATCTATTACAAGAAACTCTTAAATACTTAAAAGTAAAGGAACTAGCATGATTATAGGTGTGTGCGGGTTTATTGGATCAGGTAAAGATACTATTGCTGATTATTTGGTAAACATACATCAATTTAGAAGAGAATCATTTGCTAATAGTCTTAAAGACGCTGTTGCTCAGGTATTTGGGTGGAACAGGGACATGCTTGAAGGACGTACACGACAAAGTCGTGAATGGAGAGAGCAGGTAGATCCATGGTGGTCAAAACGATTAAATATGCCAGACTTAACTCCTCGTTGGATCTTACAATACTGGGGTACAGAGGTGTGCCGCCGAGCGTTTCATGATGATATATGGATTGCAGCATTAGAAAACAAACTCCGTAATAGTCAAGACGACATAGTCATTAGCGACTGCAGATTTCCTAACGAAATCAAAAGTATCCAAAATGCAGGCGGTAAAGTAATACGTGTTGTGCGTGGGCCAGAACCTGAATGGTACAATTCAGCAGTTAGTGTAAATCGTGGTCCAAACGGTAATTCTACTTGGGCAATAAGCAAA